GTAGGCACTAATGCAATTAACCCTTGAAGTAACCAACCATGAGGGCACATACCAAGTAACTAGCAATCTATTTACCATTGTGTTATGGGAACGTCGTTTTAAACGTAAAGCCGCCGACATGGCAAACGGCATTGGTGTAGAGGATTTGCTTTACCTTGCATGGGAAGCTAGCAAACAAGCCAAAATTGTTGTACCCGCCGAATTTGACAAATACTGCCAACAGGTAACAAACATTGAAGTAACCGCGCAAGAGGCCCCAAACCCTACCCAAGCGGTACCTACCGACGGCAACTAGCCGAACTGTTAATAGCAACAGGGTGGGCACCGCATTGGTATAGCGCTACGTTTGACACACAAGATTTAGCAACGGTGGCTAAAGTTTTGGGAGAACGAAACAAAAGGTAACACCATGGCGCAACCAATTTTAGAGGTTAAAGGAATAGACCGAACCTTAGCGCTATTAAACAAAATAGACCCAACGTATAGGCGCGACGTAACTAAACGAATTAAGCGCGCCGGTGACGTCATGGTAACGGAAGCCCGCAGCATGATAACAACCATTAGCGGTGTTAAAGGTGCCCCGTTATCGGGCATGAACCGTGGCACGCTTATTAAAGGCCGTGAGATTAGATGGGATACCGCAACCGTAAACAAAGGGTTTAACGTAAAAGTTGGTTCACGTGCCACAAAAGAAAGGTACGTAAACTTTACGCGTTACACCGACGGCGTGGCAACACATACCGACCAAATACCGTTTGGCGCTAAACCATATCGCCTTATGACTGTTCAACAGCGCGACGCTGCCGGCGCTATTTATGACCATGCCGGACGCCATACAACCGGTAATTTCGTGGCGAACTTAAACGTAGACGGCGGCGGTGAACAACCGCGCGTAATTGACAAAGCAGTAGAGAAAAACAAGCCTGCCGTACAAAAGGAAGTACAATCCGTTATAGACGACGTAGAAAAAAAGACTAACCAACAGCTTAAACAGAGGTTTAAATAATGGCAATTAACATACCTATTATTACCTCGTTTGTTAATACCGGGGTACAGGCTGCCGACAAACAACTTAAAGCGTTTGGTACTAGCGCTAAAACAGTTGCGGGCGCGGTTGGCGGTTTTAGTCTTGCGTTAGGCACCGTTAAAAGTGTTATTGGGCCTGCCATTGCGGCGGCTTCAAACATGGAGGAAAGCCTAAGCAAAGTAAACGTAGTGTTTGGCCGTGGTGCGCGTGAGGTTGAAAAGTTTGCAAACAGCGCGGCTAAAAACCTTGGCCAATCTAAACAATCCGTTTTAGAAGCTGCCGGCGTTTTCGGAACGTTTGGTAAAGCAGCCGGTTTAGCCGGTACTGACCTTGCAGTATTTAGCAACGATTTTACAACCCTCGCTACTGACCTAGCGTCGTTTAATAACACAACGCCGGAGGAAGCCGTACAAGCTATTGGTGCGGCGTTGCGCGGTGAAGCTGAACCTTTGCGCCGTTTCGGTGTTTTGCTTAATGACGCAACCTTAAAACAAGAGGCAATGACCCTTGGCATTTATGACGGCAAAGGCGCCTTAACAGCACAGCAAAAGATTTTGGCCGCACAATCCGCTATCTATAAACAGACTGGCGACGCGCAAGGCGACTTTATGCGCACAAGCGACGGCCTAGCTAACAGCACCCGCACATTGTCGGCAACATTCAAAGACCTACAAGCCAAGTTTGGTGCGGCGTTTATTGAACAGGCTAAAACCGCTACCGCTAACGTCAACTTTTTAGCGCAAGCATTTAACAAGCTGCCTACACCAGTAAAAAACAGTAGCAACGAAATTAGCGGTTTTATTGGGTTTTTGCGCAATATGCAAAACCCGCTAAGCCAAGCGTGGTACGGGTTAACTAATTTGCGTAAAGCGTTTGAAAACGACAAAGTAACGGGCGCATACAACGAAAATTTAAGAATGTCTGCCCAACAAACAATGCGCGTTGCTGACGCTGCCGGCGAATTTAATCGCAAATTGCGCGAACAACAACAGGAAACGGGCGGCGCTTCACAAGCAATAAACGAACTATACGACGTTATAAACGACAAATTGGCAGACGCATTAGACGAAGCAAAAGACCAATTAGACGACGCACAAGAAGCGTTTAAAGATTTTGGGCAAAGCGTAGCCGACGGCATTAAAGCCGGGTTTAGTTTTAGCGACGCTAAGGAAGCAGGCGTAGAAACTGGCGGCGGATTTTTAGCCGGGTTACGTGACCAAGTAGCGGGCGTTAAACAGTATGCAAGCAACGTAGATTTATTGCTACAACGTGGGCTTAGCCAAGAAGCCCTTAGCGAGGTACTTAACGCAGGCGCCGAAGCGGGCGCCGCCATTGCAGCCGAATTAGTTATAGGTGGCCAAGAAGCTATTACAGGCCCAGACGGCATTAACGCGCTTGTTTCTACCGTACAAGACGTAGCAGACAAACTAGGTTTAGATACGGCCGGACGTTTCTACCAAGCCGGTGTAGACCAAGGCACCGCGCTAGTTGCAGGCCTTGAAAGCGTTTTAGCCAAATATGAAAAGATACTTAAAAACCCAAAACTAACAACCAAACGCCTAGAAAATTTGTTAGAGCAAGCACAAACCGACATTGAATTTACCAAGATAACGGCAGGCCAAACCATTGCTACACCGGGCCCAACTAAATCAAGCATTGACAGCGTTGCCGAAGCTAAAGCCGCAAGAGGCGGCACCACCAACTACACCGTAAACGTGCAAGGCGGATTGGCTACAGCAGCCGAAATAGGCAAAGTAACCAACGACGGCCTACGCGCTTTTGCGCGCCAAAACGGCCCATTAGATTTACCAATAGCAGGGTTTAGATAATGCCCGGCAGCGCAATAGCCCAAGCCGGCAACTATGCGCTACGCGTAGACACCGGTTACGACGTCGGGTCATTTCAACTAGACAGCGACATTAAAGGCCTATTAGATGGCACATTTCCGCTAGGCCCTACAACCGATTTTGCAGACATAACCGCAAGCGCAACACAAATAAACGTACGACGCGGCCGACGTGACCAAGGCGACCAATTCGCAGCCGGCACAATGTCATTTACCATTAACGACGTAGACGGCGTATTTAACCCGTTTGACGACAACAGCCCGTACTACAACACGCCCGAAGCGCTACCGGGTTTAGCCCCATTGCGCGCCGTGGAACTAATCCGCTACGACGACAGCGACAACCCCGAATATTTATACCGTGGCCGAATTGTGAATTATGAGTACAATTTTTCGTTAGATGGTTTAGACCAAGTAATAGTCTATTGCGCCGACAATTTCTATTTGCTTAGTCAAACCTATATGGACGAATTAAACGTAACCGCAGAAACAAGCGGCCAACGCATAGAAACCGTTTTAGACCTACCCGAAGTGGACTACCCGGCAGGCGCCGCGCGAAACATTAACCCGGGAACCGTAGACCTAGGCCACGCCGCCGCCTACACCGTGCCCGCCGGTACAAACGTTTTAAGTTACCTAACCCAAATAAACCAAACCGCAGAATTTGGCCGTTTGTTTGTGTCACGCGCGGGAGTGCTGACCTTTACCCCAAGGACGGGTACTACCCTTTCCGGCAGCGTCGCAGACTTCCACGACGACGGAACCGAAATACCCTACAACGGCCTAGGTATCACGTTTGAAGCTGACCAAGTAACTAACCGCGTACTAATAGAAAACCTAGGTACAGCAGTAGAAACCGCCGAGGATTTGGATAGCCAAGCCGCGTTTTTTATTCAAACTAACAGCATTACAAACAGTCTTTTAGACGATACCGAACTAGCGGCCGCGGCAACCTACCTTTTAGACCCATACCCGGAAGCCCGCTATAACAGCGTAGAAACCGTATTTGGTGCTTTAACCAACGCCCAACGCGACACCGTGGCCGTTATTGACATAAACGACACTATAAGCATAGAAAAACAATTTGTTACTGGCAGCTCTACTATGACCCTCGCCCAAGAGTTGAGCGTAGAGGGCATAGAACATACAATTACGTTAGATGGGCACCGGGTCGCTTTGTTTACTAGCCCTACTACTATTGTGTTTGAACTGATTTTAGACGACATTTTGTACGGACAAATAGACGCGCTTAACGTGCTTGGGTGAATTAGGATAGAGGCACTATGGGAGCAAACGCACAAATAGCAGTACCGGCTTTTACGGCCGGACAAGTTTTAACGGCTGCACAACAAACGCAAATAAATACGGGTATACCTGTATTTGCTACGACTACTACGCGTGAC